ATAATCTAATGGAAAAGTTAGATAAATAAACTTATAATTAACAACGGAGAAAAATAAAATGGCTTTTACATACGAATGGTCGGTCACCAACCTTAAGGTTAAGGATCAAGTTAACTCTGAAGGTGCTACTTTAACAAACGCAGTAGTTCAAACTTATTGGAAAGTAACTGGTACTGACGAAAATGGTAACAGTGCACAATTTTCTGGCGCAACACCATTTACAGCAGAAAACGTTCCAGCAGGTACATTCACAGCGTTTGCAGATTTAACTGAAGCTAATGTCTTGGCTTGGATCCAAAATGTAGTCAATTCAGACGCAGGATATAAAGCGCATATTGACGAGCGCATTCAGTTTGAAATTGATAAAGATGCAGTAACAGAAGTTGAAACAGATTCGCTTCCGTGGGCAGCTGGTGGTGACGCCGAAGCTCCAGAATAAGGAGAGGTACTTAATCCATGGAATATACTTGGAAAATTATAAAGTATAGGACTAGGGACGAGGTAAACGCTGACGGCGTTACTCTTTCAGATTCTGTTGTGTCAGTAGATTGGAAAAAAACCGGTACTGCACTCAACGGTGTGTCTTCACGATATTTAGGGACAACTGACATTTCGGCTGCTAATACAACTGCAGCCGATTTTGTTTCATTGTCGGATATTACTGAAGATAATTTAATTGAGTGGGTTAAAGGTGCTTTATCCGCCGATGAAGAAAATGTAATAAATGAAACTTTAGCTAAAAAAATTACAAAGAAAAACGACGTAAAACGCAACGCGGCTTTTAGCTAAATAAATTAAAATCTATATTATGGAGGTACTATGCACGAACTGCATACAGGCGGCCTAGTTAAATACGCATTACGTAGAGGTGGATCTATTCATCCAGTCATTGTTCCGGAGTCGGTTTTAGGTAACCAAACTGGGACAATGAATCCATCTATCTTTGTTCATAAAGATAAAATTCTTATGAACTTGCGGCATATCAATTATATTTTATATCATAGCGAAGGTAAAAAGTTTCCTCATACGTGGGGTCCTTTGGTATATGTACATCCACAAAACGACGTGACATTAACTACGTATAATGTTATGTGCGAGTTTGATTTAAATTTAAATTTGGTGGCTGCTGGCAGAGTCAATACTTCTGACTTTGATACTAAACCGACTTGGAATTTTATTGGTTTAGAAGATGCTCGTTTATTCAGCTGGGATGACAAGCTTTATCTTTGCGGAGTGCGTAGAGATTGCTATGATGCTAAGGGTAAAGGCCGTATGGAAATGGCTGAAATAGAATTTCATAATAATGAATGGAAAGAAGTATCTCGTAATCCAATCCCAGCACCTGGAGATGACAGTAGCTATTGTGAAAAGAATTGGATGCCAATTAATGATATGCCTTATCATTTTGTTAAGTGGTCAAATCCAACTCAAGTAGTGCATTACGATATTAAAAAGAAAGTTACTACTGATGTAACTTTAAAAACAATGGAAGAAAGGTTTCCATTAGAAAAAGATCTTCGTGGTGGATCTCAAGTTATTCGTATAAATGAAAACCGCCGTATGTGCTTAGCTCATGAAACGAATTTATTAAGAGATCCATTTAGTAGAAAAGATGGAAATTATGCTCACCGAGTTATTATATATGATAACGATTGGAACATTACTAATGTTTCACGTGAGTTTCATTTCTTAGGTACTTACTATGATCACGTAAAAGGGCAAGATTATAATATTGAATTTTGTACTGGTGTTGCATCTGTTGGAGATGATTTGCTAATATCTTTTGGCTTATCAGATAATGTATCTTATATACTAAAAATTCCAACAAACGCGTTTTTTGATTTTGTATCTAGAGGATGATAAATGAGTAATATTCAACAACTCTTAAACGACTTTGTTATGGATTATAAAAATCCATTTAAAATGTATGAACTTGCAAAAGAGTATGATAAATTAGATCAAGACGCTGCAGCGTTTACTTATTACTTAAGAGCTGCTGAGTTCTGTGATGGCAAAACATACGATGAAAAATTACTTCAATATAAAGCTTTGATTATGGGAGCAAAATGTTTTGCAGATCAAAAGAATAGAGAAGTAACTGTTTATAGTTTATTAAAAATGGCAATTACAGTTTTGCCAAACAGACCTGAAGCCTATTACTTTATGTGTAATTATTGCGAGGAAAATGGTGAATGGCGTGAATCTTTAGTATATTCAACAATTGGATTACTATTTACTGATGCAGGTTTAAGCATTGGCGATAATGATATAGAATATCCTGGAAAGCAAGGATTGTTATATCATAACGCATCAGGATCATGGAAAGATAACGGCACTGATGAATCAAAACGTTTATTCTTTAATATAATACATGACGATAATATAGAAACTGAATGGAAAGATAAAGCTATAGGATGGTTAAACAACATAGGTTATCCAAGCTATATTCCATACGAAGGCGACATAGAAAAATATAAGTTTCAATTTCCTGGTATTGAAAGAATTACAAATAATTACGCAAGACATTATCAAGATATGTTTGTTTTGTCTGCGCTGAATGGAAAAGAAAACGGACTTTGGGTAGAAGTTGGTTCAGGCTTGCCATATAAAGCAAACAACACGGCATTGCTTGAAGATGAGTTTGGTTGGAAAGGATTATCTATTGACAATTCCGAAAGAGCTTGTTATAACTATTCACAAGAAAGATCAAGCACTGTAATTATGGCGGACGGTAAAGATATTCATTACCCTTCAATGTTTAAGCAAAGCTGCCTACCTGATTGGATTGACTTTTTAAGAATTAATGCAGAGCAAGTATCGCTTGATGTATTAAAGAAAATACCTTTTGGCCAGTACGAATATGGGGTAATTCAATTTCAGCATAATGCATGTTGGTGGGGTCCTGAGTTTAGAGAAGAATCAAGAGCATACCTCAAAGGAATAGGATATGTGTTAGCTGTAAACGACGTGTCTATGGATCCTTCTTCTAATTATGAAGATTGGTGGCTACATCCACAAATAGCACAACAAAAACCAAACATGGTTGTAACCGGTCATCCTGATAAGAAAAACTTTATATATGATTATGTAATGAAGGAGTAAATTATGAAAATTGTTATTGTTACTGGCGGGTTTGATCCAGTTCACTCAGGCCATATTGAATATTTTAAAGCGGCGGCTAAATTAGGAGATAGTCTTTTCGTTGGTGTTAACAGCGATGAATGGCTGTCACGTAAAAAAGGTAGACCGTTTATGCCTGTAGAAGAACGCGCTGCAATCATAGAAGCTTTATCAGTTGTTGACAGTGTATTTGAATTTGACGATAGCGATGATACTGCAGTTGGTGCTATAAGACAAATACGAGAAGAATTTCCTGACGCTGAAATTATATTTGCAAACGGAGGGGACCGCCAAAAAGGTACAACTCCTGAAGTTGAATATGCCAAAGAATTAATTGAAGAAGGTAAAATTATTTTTATGTTTGGCATTGGCGGAAACGATAAAAAGAATAGTTCATCGTGGCTTCTTGAGAATTGGGATAAGCCTGAAACGCAAAGACTATGGGGTAAATATCGCAACCTTGATAATAATGGTCATTGGAAAGTTAAAGAACTGTCTATTGACGTGGGTAAATCACTATCAGACCAACGACATTTTGTTCGTTCAGAACATTGGCATATCGTAGATGGTAAACTTGAAATGAATCTTGAGTTTCAAAATGGATATAAAACATCTAAAGTTTATTCTACTGGAGACAGTATTGACATTCCTGTTAAGACATGGCACAAAGCAACTAATGTAGGTAAAAATCCGGTTAAAGTGATTGAAGTATGGATGGGTGATTTATTATCAGAGGATGACATAGAAAGGCGAGATTAAATTTCGCCCTACCTCTACATATTATAAATAGACTATAAAGCAAAAGTATCTTAGAGGTTTACTATGGCTCAGCCTACCACCAAAGAAGAATTCAAAGACTATGTCCTTAGAAAATTAGGTGCACCTGTTATTGAAATAAACGTGTCTGAAGAGCAAATAGACGATCGTGTAGATGAGGCTGTTTCTTTTTGGAGAGACTATCATTATAACGGGAGTCAACTTGTTTATTTAAAACATGCTATCACGCAAGATGATATTGATAATGGCTACATTACACTTCCTACGCGTCTTTTAGGTATATCAAAAGTATTTGATTTACAGACTTCCATTAGTGCAGGCGTTGGAATGTTTAATGTTCAGTACCAATATACTTTAAACAATATAAGAGATATTACCGGATATAATATTCAAAACTATTATATGACTATGTCTTATATTGAGTTCTTACAAGAAATGCTTGTAGGGAAACCTTTAATCAGATTTAATAAACATGTGAATAAGCTATACGTTGATGTTGACCAAAAGATTTGGACCGTCGGCGATTACATTATTATTGAAGCTTACGATATTATTGACCCAGCGGAATATGCTGAAGTTTGGACAGATCGCTGGCTGCAAAATTATACTGCTGCTTTAGTAAAAGAAAATTGGGGTGCAAACCTTACCAAGTTTGTTGGAATGCAATTGGTCGGCGGTGTAACATTTAATGGCGAACAAATTTTACAAGAAGCAAGAGAAGAACGCCAACGGATGGAAGAAGAAGCTGTTAATTCACTCCAACCACTTACGTATAATTTTATTGGATAAGTTATGGCAACGAACCCTTATTTCAGAAATTACGGTAACTTCAACGAGCAAAACTTAATTGACGATTTAGTTATCGAGTCAATTAAGATGTATGGTGTTGACGTTGCATACATACCAAGAAACTTCGACTCTATTGATAATATCCTGAACGAAGACGATACTTCAACCTTCGGCGGCGACTTAACAACACAAGGTGGTAATAACTACAGTATCATTTACGATATGGAAATGTATGTTAAGAGTGTTGACGGATTTGAAGGTGAAGGAGATTTCCTAAGCAGGTTTGGTTTACAAATACGTGACCAAGTAACATTTACTGTTGCGTATAGAACATTTGAACGTTTTGCTACTCGTTTAGATCCAGAACAAACAAGGCCAAACGAAGGCGATGTAATTTACTTTCCACTTAACGATAAAATATTTAAAGTTATGTTTGTTGAACATGAGTCAGTATTTTATCAACATGGATCATTACAAGTATATGATTTGCGTTGCGAATTATTTGAATACTCTGGAGAGCGTTTTCAAACAGGCCGTTACGAAATTGACCATCACTTTGATGACGTTGATATTACACAGGCAACTACTTTAACACAATTGGCAAATACAGACCCAGTTGCGAAAAACGTTTACTTTGAAGCTGAAGCTGATAGTGTTCTTGACTTCTCAGAAATAGATCCATTCAGTGAAAACATTAGTATACCGGATTAATATAAATGGCAATAGCAAATTACTTTTACAATCAAACAACAAGAAAATATGTTGCCATCTTTGGTACACTATTTAATCAGTTGTCTATTCAGCGCGTGAACGGGCAAGGAACAACTTTTCAAACTGCAATTGTTCCACTATCATATGCTCCTTTTCAAAAAATACTTGCAAGAGTTGAGCAAGACGCAAATCTTAATCGTCAGTCGGCTATTACGTTACCACGGATGTCATTTGAAATTACATCTATGCAATACGATGGCGAACGTAGAATATCAGTAAGACATAAGATACCGAAAACATTAAGAGAAAGCGACTCCTCACTGAATTATGTTTACGCAGGAGCTCCATATAACTTAGAATTCTCATTATATATTATGGCAAAATATCAAGAAGATGCAACTAAAATAGTTGAGCAAATTATACCATTCTTTCAACCTGACTTTACAGTAAGCGCAAAGATAATTGAAAACCTTCCACCTTTGGATGTACCTATTATTTTAAATAGTGTGGTAAACGAAGAATTATACGAAGGTGATTTTACTGAAAGACGAACAGTAATGTACACTCTTAACTTTACGTTAAAAGGAATGTTTTACGGACCAGAACGGACCAAAAAGGTTATTAAGTTTATTGATACTCAATATGCAACAAATACGGCAGATGATTCTCCTTTTGAAGAAAGTACTGAAACGTTTGTTGTTGACCTTGCAAATAGCGCAGTAGGTTGGGCGGACGTTGAGTATACCGATAACTGGGCTGCTAATACTGTATTCCAAGGTAGTGGCCTATATGGAAATAGCGCTCCAGTTGAACTTGACATCTTCACATCTAATACGGATCTTGATAGCGGCAACACCAGCATTGATTTAGACTCAGGCGGTATTGCAATTGATGACTTAGATTAATCAATACAGATAATAGGAAAAACTCAAATGGCACAAACATTACGATTTAGAAGAGGCACAACCGCAGAGCTTTCATCTGAAGCCGGTATTGAAGGAGAAATTTTCATTGATACCACAAAGAAGACTGTGGTTTCAATGGACGGTATTCAAAGCGGCGGTTATCCGTTAGCAAGATTTGACGACATCCCAACAAACATAAGTGCATTTACAAATGATGCTGGATTTATCACTGCGGCTGGAACTTTTTCTGGTAATTATAATGATTTAACTAACTTGCCTTCTTTATTTGATGGCGACTATAATTCTTTATCGAATATTCCAGCGCCAACCCCTGGACCGCAAGGTACTGATGGTGCTCAAGGTACTGCTGGCGAATTTATACAAGGTACACAAGGAACTAACGGTTTACAAGGTACACTTGGTCTACAAGGTGTTCAAGGATTTGGTGGTGCTAATGGCGGTATTGGCCCAACAGGTATACAAGGCGAAACTGGAGAGACAGGAGCAGTTGGCGCACAAGGTGTGTCAGGGTCTACAGGCTCAACAGGTATCCAAGGCGCA